AGATTGTTTATGTATATTACAGTAAAATGATAATTAAGTACATAGGTTATTTTCCTATGTTTCTTCGAGTAAACTTCATCATGATATTGTCATTATAGTATGCAGGTTCATCGTTTTGCATTACTGCGCATAATACATCTTGCTCAAACTGTAGCTTAGCTTCCCAATAGTTGCACTCACCACGCGTCTTACATAATCGTATGATTGTTCTTTTAAAGTTTTCTTTTCCGAGCTTTTCTATTTCTTCTAGGAGTTTTGTAGATGATCCCCAATAGTCTTGCCATCCAGAGTCTTTTCGGATCTTTTTTCGTTTTCCTTTGACTTGTTTGGTAGATGCTTTGGTGAAGTATTTACGGCCAATATAGGATTTACCCGATATTGTGTTTTGAATGAGATAAACGAAGCCGTAATACTCGTTGGAAATTTCATGTTCTAGATCTTTTTCTTGATATAACCACATATTAGCACCATAATATTCACTCTGATGCTAATATTTATTGTTCATTAAATATTACATATTATGCCCAAACATCTTCCCAAGAACCAGATAATGCGCCTTTAGCATAATCTGTAGCTCGATTCTCAAAGAAGTTTGTATGAATAGGCGCATTGACCATTTCTTCAACCCAAGATAGTGGATTCTTCTTTACTTTGAAAATCCCTTTAAGGCCAAGAGAGATAAGTCTACGATCAGCAATATACCGAATATAACGCTTAACATCATCTCCATTTAATCCCTCCATTGGTCCAATTGAAAATGCTAGATCAATAAACTTGTCTTCAAGTTCTACCATCTTTTCTGCAATCTTATAGATTTCAGATTTGAGTTCATCGTTCCAAATGTCTCTGTTTTCTTCAATAAAAGTTCTAAACAGCTTAATCATAGATTCAGCGTGCATAGTTTCATCGACGATAGACCAAGTAATGATTTGGCCCATACCCTTCATTTTACCATGCCGAGGAAAATTAAGCAACATGATAAATGACGAGAACAGCTGCATACCCTCAGTAAATGCTGAGAATGCTGCAATCTGTTGAGCGATAGTTTGTGCATCTTGTCCAGCAATCTGAGCAAAGAAATCGTGCTTAGCTTTCATCTCTTCATATTGCATGAACTCATTATATGTCGATTCAGGCATTCCAAGAGTTTCAATCAAATGAGAATATGCTGCTACATGAAGAGCCTCGCGAGCAGCAAATCCACAAAGCATCATTCTTACTTCAGGTTGTGGAAAATATGGTAGATAGTTATTGACATATCCACCAGCAACGTCAATGTCACCCTGAGTAAAGAATCTAAAGATGTTTGTAAGAAAAGTCTTTTCTTCAGATGTTAACCGCTTCTTCCAATCTTTCACATCTTCAAGCATTGGCACTTCAGTATGAATCCAATGAGATTGCTCATGCTTTAACCATGCATCATATGCCCAAGGATATGAAAATGGTTTAAAGTATTGTCGTTCATCCGTCAACTTCAATTTCTTATTCATACTTATTCGCACCAACTCTTTTTCTTATCTCCAAAATAAGGTCTTGCATAATCCTTTTCAATTAACATTGCGCTATAGCTTTTTCCGTCAACAAGCATATCACCGAGTACACGACCACCAAATTTATCCCATTCTTTGAGAGTGATCTGGAGTTTAGCACCACTTGCAACTACTTCTTTAGCAAACTTAGTGACTTCTTCGCCTTTCTTAGCTTCAGATTCACACTGTGCTCTAAAACCCTTTTCTGGAGTGTCTACGCCTAGCACACGAAGTTTTAGTTTAGTACCTAGTTCACTTGGAAGCCCAGGAATTTCAAACTCTATAGTATCACCATCTACTGCACGAATTACTTTATAATCATATGGACCTTCTGCTTTACATACAGCGGTTACACCAAACGATCCAACCATAACTAAAAATGCTATTACTGACGATTTCATCATGTTCTCCTAATGTTGATTAATTCATTCTTAAATTGTTGTGAGAGGTAGATTTATTCACATGCAAGACAGCCTTCGCCTTCGATTATTTGCTTAAGATCAATTTCTTCAATAATCTGTCGTTGAATTTTCTTAGAAACTTTATCTGCTTTTCCAATCTTCTCTGAACGACAATAATAAAGAGTCTTTAGACCTTGCTTCCATGCAAGAAAGTGTACTGCATGTAAGTATTTGATATTGACATCGGGTCTAAAGAAAAGATTAAGTGACTGAGCTTGATCTATATATTCCTGTCGATCTGCTGCGTGTTCAATGACCCAACGTTGGTCAATTTCCATAGATGTCTTAAACACATCTTTTTCCCAATCAGTAAGTATTGCTAGATGCTGAACTGAACCATCATTCGCTATAATAGATGACCATAGATCAGGCAATTCATCTTCAAATAAAACTTTTTGTCTTAAGAGAGCATCAAGAAACTTATTCTTTACAAAACTAGAACCAGATAAAGTATCTTGACGATATGCATTTGCTCTATATGGTTCTACTGAAGGAGAAGTGTTTCCCATAATAATAGAACTAGAAGCATTAGGAGCAATCGCCATCAAATGACTAAACCGCAGTCCAGTACCAAATGCATCAAGAGGAGATCCACGAAATAGACCAAGTTGTTCATTAGCAATATTAAGTTTATGACGAATATACTTAAAGATCTTCTTGTTTAATCCTACAGCCATTGCTGATTCCCAAGGAATCATTTTGTTTTGTAGATAAGCATGAAATCCGAGAGCACCGACACCAATTGATCGTTCTCTAGAAGCCGAATATTTTGCGCGGCTGATAGAGTCTGGTGCATTATCAATAAAATACTGTAGTACGTTATCAAGCATTTCAGCAATGTCTTTAAGAAATAACTCATTATCTTTCCAGTCATCATAATATTCCAAATTTACTGAAGACAAACAACATACTGCTGTACGATTCTTATCAGTTGCAAGAACAATTTCTGAACATAGATTAGACTGCTTGATAGAGAGACCAAGAGCTTTCTGCCAAGGTGGTAGATGCTTGTTACTCGTATCAATAAAGTGAAGATATGGTTCACCTGTAAGCATACGAGTTTCAAGAATTTTTTGCCAAAGTTCTTTAGCCGAAACTGTCTCGCGAAGTTCTTTACTATGCGGATCTACAAGATTCCATGAATCATCTGCTTCAGGGTCTAACATACACTTTTCGATGATTTGCATAAAATCATCAGTGATATTAATGCCGTGATGTAGATTGAGAGTACGCAAGTTTGGATCACCAGTAGGCTTTCGCATTTCCAGAAAATTAATAATATCTGGATGATTAACATCAAGGTAGGCAGCGTAACTCCCACGACGAGTCCTACCTTGTCGATAAGCGAGAGATGATGCGTCATACATTTTAAGGTGCGGCATGACTCCAGTGGACTTATCGTCCGCCGAGCGAATGCCAAACCCAATTCCGACGCCACCTCCAAGCATCGAGAGCCAATTTGTTTCAGATAGATTATCAACTAGTCCCTCCGCAGTATCTTCAATAAAATTTAAGAAACATGAAATAGGAAGTCCACGCGTCGGCCGACTAAAAGAAAGAATAGGAGTAGAATAACTGAGCCAATGCAGGCTAGCATAGTCATAAAGCCGTTGAGCATGAGCAGGATTAGACGCAAAAGCTTTTGAAACATGAGCAAATCTTTCTTGTGGTGATGATTCATTATCAAGCATATACGATTCTTTTAATCGCTTAACACCTAAGTCATCAAACAATTTATCACGAGAATAATCGATATCAATTTCCATATATTTTGTTTTTGTTATCATAGTTCTTCTCGTTATATGTTAAAGGTTAAGCCATTCACTTATAGGTGTCTTATTATATACAAATTCTAAAATAATTGGTATTATTTTAGATAGTTCTTGAGCACATTGTTCTGCGATGATACGATGTTCTTTTTGTGTGCTTGGATCTGTACGTACTTCGATATAATGAATCCAAGAACGAATAGTTCCGTTTACATACATGCGAGATGTGGTTAGTCCTTCTGGAAGAACTGCTCGAGCTTGTTCTTTTGCGATACCATGCATTATAGCAAACTCATAAGCATCTTTTGCTGCTCGAATCACCGCGTGTTGTTTCTCAAGCCAAATATCATTTAGTTCACGATCAGCAGTTTCAATACTATTCTGGCGATTCCGAGTGTCTTGAAGTCTTGCTTCTCGATACTCGAACCCAAGATCGTGAGTAGGATCTGCATATCGTTGACTAAATTCCTGAAAAGAAAAAGATCGATGTCTCAGGATCTGTCGGGCAATATCGCGAGTCGTATTGATCTCAATACATGCATTTGCCATCTCGAATGGAGACCAATGCTTATGTTTTACAAGATATTTAATCAACCTATCAGAAGTAGAACTATTCTGCTGATTGCTTGGGTTTGATACACGAGCACAGAAAGCAATCATGTCTTGTAAATCATCATCAGCATTGACGACACCATTATCAATCATAAATTCTATATCGCCACGAGTATAGCTCATGAGTTTAACGGGACGATTCACATATTTAGAAATTTCATCAATCATCAACATTTTCTCCACATTTGTAATTGTAACTTCGCTTCAATATCGAAATACGAATTCTTGTCTATGATGATTTTAAGTTCTTCTGCATCATGACCATTCAAAATCATCTCATTCACATCTTTGCCAGTCACTCGGTCTGGCCAAAAACACACATTATAACCAAAAGCGATATACTTATCAATCTTCTTTACGGTCTGTGGAGATCTTGGTTCATTATCAAAAATGACAGTACATTTTTTCTTATTCAGGTCTAACGATCCGCTCAGATCTGAACCACACATAGCTATAGAATTTTCTATAAACATGGAGTCTATAGGACCTTCAAACACATAAATGTGCTTACTAAAATTGACAGTGTCTAGACCAAAAACTTTTGGTTTGTCTTCATCTAAAAGTACAGTGATATATCTATTGCCAGTCTTGCTAAAACTTCTTCCTTGACATCCATAAAAATTCTTTTCGCGATCTAAGAACGGAAGGATAAGTCTAGGTTCATCTTTTTCGACGTTAGCGAATTTATTTAGTATAAAGGTATTTACCCAACTCCTAAATTTAGGACAGAAAAATATCTTATACTGAACGTTGCTCGGGATCTTTCGACTCATTACATACTTTTTAACAGGATGATCCCAAGCAAGTGAAGATATTTTAGTTAGACTTTTAAGAGGCGAATCGAGCTTATACTTTGGTACTTCGATCTTGGTAATATCAGGTTTAGACAATGGCAAAGGATTATCAAGATTATTCTCGATAAACATATCTTTCATGTACTCCTGATGGAGGACCACATCAAGAGATTTAAGGAAATTAGAGAACGTCATCGAGGCAGAACAGTTATGACAATAGAAGCGGTACTTACCTTTCTTATTGAATATCCATCCTCGAGCTTTAATCTTACTTCTTTGAGAATCACCACACACCGGGCAACGAAAGTTAAACAGTTCACGATCTTTTTGTTTGAACTGTTCTAACCTAACAGAGACAAGATTAATATATTTTTGATCTATCCAGAGAGACATTGTATACTACTTTGATCAACCAACATAGTTGATTATACCATTAAAATAGTATTATGTAAATACCTTTGTAATATAGGAGACAATAAAACCTGCAACGGCAGCTCCACCGATAATGGTATACTTCCATTTTTCAAGATTAGCAATACGCACGGATAATTGATCTAACTGTGTTTTAGTTTCTAAGTGTTCTTTATGATTTTGAATCTTTAATTCTTTGATCATGTCATAGATCTCTGAATTAACTTCGCTCTGTTGAGTGAGTTTATGATCATGAATTGCAAGCAATTCTTTGATAGACGTAGAGACATCACATAGCTTTTCAATAGTTGAATCTAATTTACCTAAAAACGCAGTAACCTGAGACACGTCTTTTTCAAGAAGTGCTATTTGAATCTTGCAGTCTTCGTCAGTTTTATTCATCAGATCCTGCGCCTTCTTTAGGTTTTTCGTAGTACTGTCTATACGCAGCTATGACTGACTTTTGTTCACGAATAAATCTTAAAATGTTTGCATTATTTAGTGCTAAATTCTTGTAACTTGATTCATCGAGCGCAACTAAAAACACAAGACCATTTGTATCCTTAACAGATTCAATCACGTCATTATAATTTTTATCGGTAATAACAACCCATTGCATAGGTTGCATCTTTACATGTTGTGGCAAAGGCACGTCGAGTTTAGGTTTCTCAACGGGGGTTGTGCGAACTACTAATTCTTTCTTAGGTGTCGCGCAACCGCTAAGGGCGAGCGAGCAGATCAGAACACTGATTATTCTTTTCATTTGGTAATATTGCATCCCCTGTGGCGATCTCGAAACATCGCATCACATCGTTAGTTGCTCTGTTAATTTTCTTTTCAAGCAATCCTGCCTTTTCACTTGCTATTAATTTTAAATCGTATGAAGCAATCTTAGTTTGCAACTTCTCTACATCTTTTCTAGCAGATTCAACTTCTTTCATCGCGTTTTTGCGGATGACCGCCTGATCTCGGATAGATTGTTCCATAGCCTCGATCGCTTCTTTTTGATGATCGACTGCTTGCGTAAGCGTAGCAGTTTGTTGATTCAATGCAGCGATAGTAGCTTGCGAATCCTTATAATAAAAAAAGGCACC